TTTTCTAATGAGTGCATCTTTGAACGCATCATATAAAACTTTAAATCCTGGATTTTTTTGTTGGATAACATAGTTGATGTAATCTGTTTGTTGTTTGGCTAGTTGTATGTCTTCTGGGCCATGAGGTATGAACTCTACTATCTTATTAGTACCAAAGAATGTACGCATGATTGATGGCAGCATGAATAACACGCTGTCTCTAACATCGGTTGATACAAACTCTGATTGCATAGAGCTTTGAGCTGTTGGCGCGTTTCCAAGATAGTAGTCAGTAGCGTCAGCCCTGTCCTGGTCTATCTGGTCGATAAAGTCTTTAGCGTCATCCATTTCGGACTTAAGTACGCCTTGTAGTTCTTCTTCATTGTAAGAATCTTCTACTTGTAACTCTTCGATTTCTTGATCTTTGTCGTATTCCATAAATTTATCCCACTCTGATTATTCTTGATGTCAAGGGTTTCTTGAAATTATACCCTAAAAAGTTCTCGCCACCACTAAAACTTGCAGCGGAACTTGCCATCGTTAGTGCAAGTGCGTCAGCTTTATCTGGAGACTTAACACCTCTTTTTTTCATTTCGTCTTTTGACTCTATTTTTATTTTTCCAGTTGATGTATATTTATAACTAGGTGCTGCCAATTCTGATACAAGCTCATCATCATTAGGAAGTCGGCAATTACGCAGCACCAACCAATCTTTAATTGCAAACCATAATTCAGCTCTTAAGTTCAAATAGTTTTTCTTAGTCGATGGTGCTTCTGCAACATTAACTCCTCTTACTGGTAAGTTTTGTTCAGCTAGTCTATCTACAACCCCACTACCAAGACCAATTACGTCTATAAGTATTTCTTGTGGTTGTTCCATGACGGTACTGTCGTCATATAAGTTTTTAACTGCACCGCATAATTGCATTAAATCCATCGATTTAAAAGTCTTAATTTCAAGAACAGTATTACCTTGTCTTATACATAGTGCAGAGTTGTCTCCGCCAAACCTTGCAACGTCTAATCCCCAAACAATAGGTGCTTTGGTTGTTAGTGCCACGTCTCTGTCGACAGCGTTTCTTGCCAGTTCCATTGGTATGACTGAATCATCATCAGCGTTAGGGAACTCGCCTCTTACTTCTACTCTAGCAACGGTAGAATCTTCACCGTATTGTTCGAGCATAGTCTGGAATAGTTTTTGGTCAGTACCTTCTACTGTGCGTGAGTCTATTTGTTCTAAGTTCCAGAACTTACGCTTGGATGTAAAACTCTCGTAGAAAGGCCCTGTGTTTCTTCTAGGGTTAGAAAAAGTAAACCAGAAACGATTTTCTGTAGGTTCTGTAAAGAAACCTTCGGAGACAGAATAGATGGGTGCAGGTATACCTGATGCCTCGTCCATGATTAGGCAGACTCCGTAGGATGAGTGAATACCAGCGAAAGCGTCAGGGTTCTCTTCACTCCATAACTGTGCTTGGGCGTAGTAGTAACCTGTATCTATTTTTAAGTCTCTTTTGAGTGCTTCTTCAAACCAACCATCTGGTTTTATGGTGGTAGCAGTTTTAGTAAACCAATGGCTGTTTATTGCTAGGGTTAGCCACTTGCCTAACTCTGCCCATGTTCTTGATCTAAGCTGTTGCTCGGTGTTAGCAGTAACGATAGTGGTTGATCCAAGTCTGGTTGACAGCATCCATAATATTAACCATGAAACTAAAGCAGACTTTCCTATTCCACGACCTGAAGCTACAGCAAGTCTAAACATCTCTGGATTAATTTCGCCTTTATTTCTTTGTATGCTTATTGATAATTTTTTTAAAACATTTTTTTGCCACTCTCTTGGGCCTGTAAAGTCTTCAAGGGGGGTGTCCTTCTGTCCCCAGGGGAAGATGAACATAACAAAGTTGTATGGATCGTCCGCAACTTGAGGTGACCAAACTTCGGTCATTAGTTGTTGTTCAGCTTCAGCTCCGTATTTCATATATTTACCAAAATAATGAATAGTAGGAAATTACCAAGTCCAGCTATGGTGGTGATTTCTATTATTCCTTTTATTACCTCTTTCATATTCTACTCAAAAAAAATTAAAAAAAATTAGTTCAACAGTTACACGTAATATACCCCGTGCGAAAAATGTAAGGGGGGGTCAATCGTTTTAAATCGGAGCATGTGATTTGCAGATTGAAGGGCAACCCTTACAAGATAGCGTAACTATCCGCCCTTATCATTCTTTTTTATATCGTCCTGATTATTTACCAGTTGTTCCGAAGCTGTAGACGTTGATTTAACAGCGTTTATAACTTTAGGCTGTTTGATAGTCGCCATCTGGTCGACTAATCTATCTTTTGCACCACTTAGAACATCATTAAGATTAATAGTAGCGTGGACATTCTCCACACGATCCTTCCATGTCTTCGCGTCTTGGTTCTTTAAGTAAAATATCTGGGCGGTAACATTGCCATCAGTGGCCGAAGTGAACAAAGAGTTTGTAACCTGTGCCAGTCCTTTCGCCTTCCCCCTTTTTATAGCGTCTTCAAAATCTACACTTCTTTTTCTGTTGCGGTCTATAGTATTCCATGAAACGCCCATTGCACGGGCAATTTGTGTAGTTCCTAAACCTCTGGACGCTAAGTTCTCCACTTGCTCCAAGTCTAAAACAATTTTCTTTCTACCGCCCTTTTTAAGAGAATTATTGTCTTTTTTTGGTGTTTTTTGCTCCATAACTGATATTTTTTTATGCTCCGTAAACCCTTATATTACAGCATTCTTCATAAAAACACTAAGTTTTTTTAGCTAACTACTTGATATATAAGTACATTTGGGTATCATAGGGAAGTCAAACGAAATACTTTAGGAGGTAAACATGACAAAGAAAACATTTAAGTTTGGAAAAATAGACTACAACGGAACAGGTAGAAAAGTTAATGCTGTTACTGTAGATGTTAAATATGACGGAGAAAAATTCTCCGCTTGTGGCAATATCTGGAACAGTAAGAAAACAGATATACTTCACGGTGGCCAGTGTTTAGATGAGATAAATAAACATTTATTTCCTAACGGAATATTTAAAAAGATTTACTCTATCTGGAAAGATTACCATTTAAACGACTGCACACCAGGAACGCCAAAACAAATGGCATATTTAAAAACTTTAAAAAGGCCTAGTAATGCAGAATTTTACAAATGGGAATGTGAGCAATTAGAAAAAGCCAATCTCTTAATTGATGACCATAACGGAGAGCCATATGAATATGGTACTAAGTGGCTAACTACACCATTACCAGAACACGTTAAAAAGTCATTATTTGGTTTAGGGTTATAGGTGGCGTAATGAGTGCAATAACATTTAAAGACTTAATAGCATACGAAGAAGAAACAGGAGCAGAGATTCTTTTACAAGGTCTTAGCGGTAACATCATTAAAAACCTAAGTTACGGTGATGATGATTTTTACGAAGGCTATGTTTTATTAGATAAGCCAATCATGGGCAAATCTATTATTAGAAAATGGGTAGACGTTCCAATAGACGAAGAAGAAGAAGTTACCCTTTACGATTTAATAAGCGAGGTAGATGCATGAGCCTAAAAACCAAATCAAGTAAAAGCATCATAGGACAGCTTCGCAAGAAGTACGGACTAAAAGACAATACGCCTATTCACAAAGTAGAAATTGCAATGACACCTAAGGACTGGCAAGACTTCAGCGAGGCTTTAACCTTTCCTAATGGTAAACCAACAAGGGGTAAATGATGGATAAAGTATTAAAAGCAGTAAGAGAAGCAAGTATATCTGTAGCTTGTTTATTAGATGACATTCCAACCGATACAAATATTTATAAAGATATAGTTCATATACAAAACCAAATAACAACAATAGAAAACTTTTTAGAACCGTTTACTGTTGCAGAGTTAGAGGAGCAAGACTAATGGACTGGCAACTAATACTAATACTAATATTCATGGCAGTATGTCTTTATGGTGTCGCTCTAATCATCAAGGATAAAAACCAATGATATTTTCAATAAACATCAACGGCTTAATCATTGATTGGTGCTACACCTTAAACAACCAAGAGAAACAGTATTACCAAACATGGATACCTAAACTCAGCGACATTCAAATAGTAACCAAAGAATTAAACGGTCTTACAGTTAGCGAAGTTAAAAAGCTAATTCTGGAAGACATACAACCAGATATACAAATGGTGCGAGATAACACCAACCAAAAGGCGAAAGCCAGGAGAAATAAAAATGTCTAATGATGCAGACAGAATAAGAGAACTTATAGAAATAGAACGCGATATTAAAACCATGCCGCAAGAAGAACCTCAAAAGGTAGTAATACAATTACAGCCAATCGAGTTTAATACTTTTGTTGGTCATCAACCACCAACGAGGGAGGAAATAGGCAGAGCAATAATACAAGAAATAGAAAACGATAATTTCTATTACCATGAACTAATTAAGCACGTAAAAGAGGAGGTGCAAGAATGAGTAAAGTAACATTTAAACTAAACCGCAATGAATTTGTAGATTGGATGTATGAAGATTTTGATACATGCGAATTAATGGAGGCTTGGGAAAATGGAGAAACGCCTGAAGAACATGCATTAAGTATTGCAGGATTATTTCCAATACGACATATCAAGAACTGGGAAGCAATAAAGCATTATTGGGATGATGTTCCTTATAAAGGAGAAATGGATAACGATAATAAAACCTTTAATTCATGGTCTGAGTATTATGAAGATGACGGACATGTTGAAGGTATACCCGACAATCTAAAGGTTGAATGGGTTTATGAGGAGCAAGACTAATGAAACACGATCTAATGATGCGAATATCAATCATAGGATTATTAACCTGTGTATGGATACTTTATCTAATCAATGGCGGTGCAATGTGAAGATTGACTCAATCCAACTAGAACAAGCAACCGCATACATTCTGGAAACCAATAAATACATATATGAACAGGCACAGGAACTGGCAAAGCAACATCTGGAATCTAGCGACAATAAGAACTTTAAAGCTAGAATCAAACGCTATGAACCTGAGAGCAAAGAAACACTTTTACATTTTACTGATGAAATTACTGCATGGGCAGAATGTGAAAAGAACTACCCTCTAATGGATTTCATATACAAATTCTTTCAAATTAAAAAGGGGTATTATGAATAGAGTGCAAATACAAGGGACTACAATTTTTGGATACGTCAGAGAAGACTATAAAGACTCAGACAAAACCAAGATTGACTTCCTAGACGAAGAAACAAACCAAGTAATTAAAGTAACTAAAAACCAAATTAAGGAAACTTATCAAAAAGATAGGTATAATTAACCAATCACGAAGGCCGAGGCGAGTATCCTCAAACCCCCTAAAGTATAAACTACTCGTCTTGGCTTTCCCTTTCCAACATCACGCCCAAACCAACAAACAAAAAATGTTTATGTTGAACTCCTGCCTTCAAGTTTCTTAACACCTTCTTCTCTTTATCAATAGCACACCAAATAATATTTGAATCCATAAGATTCTGAATACCTTTACTAACCGTATGCCTGTTCATGCCAATCATTAACGCCAAGTAGCTAACCGCATCATGGCTAGAATAATCCTGTGCCGAATACCTCTCGCAAAGAGCATACAAGACTAGCTTCTCCCTACCCTTTATATCCGTCCTCCCTAAATGTTTCTTATACCACTTCCAGACGACCTTCTTCAGCTTCGAATAGTTCTTATACTTCATAGCTAGACCGTAAGGTATCAATCCGCTTTCCTCTGGACTCTCAATCGCTTCAACAACTAACCACCACTTCTGCTCTTTCAACTAACTAACCGCCTTGAGACTAAAATCCCTTTTCGTAAACCAATCATTTATTAAATCCATTGAGCCTTCACACACTCTATACACTCGCTTCCTCTTATCCTTCCCCACATCCTTGCACATATATCCTCTCGCTACAAAGTCGTCTAATACCGTTGCTATCGTTGACCTACTCCCCATGCTTCCTGGCAATAGTTCCACTATTGTTTCAAAATTAATGCTTTTGCTACTCGCGTTAGCAATAGCAACCTCTAAGACTAAAACATAATGTAACGGGTCAGACCACCAAAACGACATGAATCCTCTCTGCCTTCTGTTTCTATAAAACTGATCCTTTGCTTCTATCATTCTTGCTTCTAACTGTTTCATTGTTTCTTGCTCCTATAAATTTTATCGATTCATGTAGTGATTTGTTACATTATTACAACCCAGCTTTATGAGTAAATATTACTGATATTTTTTTCCCTGAGAGATGAGCCGCAAGGCTCACTCTCTCTATTAGTCTAGTCTTGGATATTCGGCTACCCATATAGCCGATAATCGGCTACCCCTATATACGATAATCGGCTACCCGTGTATCCGATTACTTTTTCTTTTCATCCTTCTTTTCAGTCTCTTTTTTGGTCTTTTTCTTACCAAATATCCTATCCCAATTATCCTCAAATACTTTTTTATCTACTTGTCTTGGTCGTTGGTCGCTTCCCTTTCCATTCATTTAATTTTCTCCCTAGTCCCAATCGAAGGACGTTTTATTTTCTAATATTTCCAGAACTGCACCACGTCTAACCAAAGTCTTGGTTTCATAGTCTACATTTCCAGAGTTACTTTTAACCAGACTGGCTTTAACGACTGCCATTCTGTCTACCTTTATGCCTTGCTCCATGCATATCTTTTCGCACGTATCGTTATCCGCTAACCACATAGCTATCGCAAACCTAACACTATCAGTGATACTTGATGCACCACGAATTTCAGCTCTATGCGAAAGTGCATCATCTGAATCATTAGTAAGAGCAGATTTTGCCAAGTGATGAACGGTAAGAGTCGTAACACCTAATCTGGCACTTATATTTGCACAATAACTACCCCATAACTGGCCAACTTCATTACTTGAACTAATATTACCAGTCGTAAATGCTTGTAATGGGTCGAATACAACCAGTTTTAAGTTAGGAATACCTTTTAATTCTTCTACTAACTCTGTTGCTTGTGCTGTTACTCCCTCTTCTCTCAACAAAATCATTGGTTCTTTTTGTTCTGGAATCGGAAATACATAAACATCATACTCAGATTGAAACCTAAGTCCCATAGGATCAAGTGCATCAATCCTTCTATGTACTTCAGACAAATCATCTTCAGCCGCGAATATTACAGTTGACCCTTTTTGTTTTATGGTTTTACCCCACCAGTTACCGCCAGTCGCAATGCCCAGAGCTAACTGAATCATTGATAAAGACTTACCAACGCCACCAACTGCCGCAATGATTCCTGGTTTACCAAAAGGAATGAAACTATCTACCAACCATTCTATTGGTTTAGGTTCTTCAACAAAGTTTCTTATTGCATATTGTCTAATATTAAACTTAGACTCTACTAACTCTAACTTAACTTGATCTAAACCCTTCTCTAAATACAGGTCGTTAAAGTCTCCAACAATAGAAGGCAATCTGGAAACTGCATTACTAATACTGCTAACAACTTCATTGGCACATTTCTCGCCTATTCCAGAAGTATCATTATCAAGTGCAATTATAAACTTTGCACTAGTGATAGAACGCAACCTGTTACACGCTGTTAAACAGAAATTTGCAGAGAATACCACCGCGACAGGTAGACCTGTAGCTTCGTATATAGAGCTTCCTGTGGCGTATCCTTCACATAAAATAATCGTTTCTAAACTAGGTAATTCATCTGCCTTACAACCAATTAAGAATACATTACCCTTAACTTCTCCGCCTCCTGCAAACTTTTTACTGCCATCTGGCATGATGTATTGCAAAGACTTTATTTCTGAAACTAATAACCCATTATCATTATTTCTTATGATAGAATGCACCCCGATTAATAGGTTTCCATTAATCGTTTTTAAACCATAATTTTTAATACCTTTATCTGTGAGATACTTATGATCTATAACTTCATTCGCACTAGCAAACTTTTCTTTAACATATATGGCAACCTGTTGGTGCTGTATTTTCTTAGCCTCTTCTCTCCGCTTTTGTGCCTCCTCGAGCTTGGTTTGTAATACCCTTTTTTGCTCGGCAGACATCTCATTAGGATTGTAAGAAGTAAACTTGTTCTCTAAATTAGTACGCCAGTTACCGTAAACGCATACAAAGTTTTGATCTAACTGGTTATAAACATAGTATCCGCTACGTTCTCCACCTTTATCTGGTCTATGATTTACACCAGCACTTACAGGAACTCTTACTAAGTTGCCTGTTGTATCTAAGAAATCAACTAACAAACCATGAGAACGCATCTCATTAATTAAGTCAGCATTAGATTTACTTGTATTACTAAAGGCATAGTTCTGATCGAGAACAATACCCTTGTCTCCATAAAATTTTGTTAAGTCAGTCATCAGCCTGTGCCTTGGAGTTATTGAGATAACTTGACACAAGCCTTCTTATAAAACTAATCCTGTCTTCTTTAGTCCATTCATGTAGGACAAACGATTTATTCTTTTTGGAAACTTCTAAGTATTTTGATTTACTTTCCGTGAGTGCAACAGATAACAGCTCCTCGTTAATCTGTGCGAAATTTTTAATATGCTCCATTTTTTTACCTTCTCCAATAAGTTTAAGATGTTCGTAACAACAAGCACCTTTAATCTTGCCATTACGGATGTGAAGTAACGGAGAGCTAAGTCCATGACAGTATGAACATAGACTCGGCCTCCGATACTTAAGATCATCATTATTAAAAAGGTAAGTCGTCTTCGTCTTCAACATCACTAGGGAACATTTCCTCTTTATCTTCTTTTGGCAATACTTCTTTAGGGTCAGCATTTTCTGTAGTAGATGTAGA